GAATATTCCCCCGAGGAAATCATAGCGGGGCTAGAGCGCAATCTCCCCGCTCTCCAGACGAGAGACAAGCAGTACATCAAACATCCCGCATCATGGCTTCGCGCCGGGTGCTGGATGGATGAGCCGGAGCGCCTGCCGATCAACGGGCAGCGCCGGACAATGCTGGATGCCGTCTTTGACAGGATACATCACTGATGAACCAGGAAGCAGCCAAGGAAATTGGCCGCCTGTTCAACGAGTTTCGCGTTGGGGACGGGCAGCCTGACATGACGCTCAGTACGTTTGTTGGTGTGCTTGAAGGGGTTCCTGATCAAGTCATCATCGACACTGTACGCCGCTTCTGTGCTGGCGATGTAGAGGGGCAGTCCCTTACGCGCCCGCCGACTAGCGCGCAGTTCAACAGGGAAGCGCGGCGCATTGCCGATCTTCGCAGCTATGCCGGCAGGCCGCAATTGCCCGCTCCTGTGTACCGCTCAACAGGCGGATTGCCATTCGAAATCAGAGCGGAACAGGCGCGGCACAAATTCAGGGATTGGGACGTGTTCGAATCCGAGGAACACGGCGTGTCCAAAGGGTCTGTCTCATATGAAAAATTCTGGAGCCTTCGGAAAGCGGGCCAACTGCCGGATGGAAACACATGGTCGGCAGCGCTTGGAACGATCTTCATTCCGAGGCGAAGCACAGGAGTAGCGTGATGTTTGTTGAGAATGAATCGCACTGGATCGCATATCGCGGCATGAACCCGACATTTGCCAAGAACGCCCTGCGCAAGCGCGAACAGGCGAAGCGGGAAGAAGAATTGCGCCGGATGGATGAGGCGATGAAGCGGCGCATTGAGATGCTTAAAGCCGACGCCATTCGGGCAAAGGAATCATCCGCTGAAACGAAGCGGCTTCGCCGGGAGCATGAGCAAGCCATTATGGAAAGGCTGGCGCTCGACGCCATTCGAGAGGCTCGGACGGAGTTTCAATGGCTGGTCGCTGTTTCCATGCGCCTGTTTCGCGTGACACGAAAAGAGCTGATGGGCCACGGTAGAAACAAGCGGGTGGCGAACGCCCGACAGTTCGTCATGTACTGGTCTCGGCGTCGAACCACGATGTCATACCCGCAGATCGGAAGGCTTCTTGGCGGCAAGGACCATACAACTGTCCTGTTCGGATGCAGGGCTTACGTCGAAAAGCGCGACAAAATGGGCCGTCATTTGAGGCTCGTGAAGTGAGCATCACCTATACCGACATATACGGCATTCCCTACCCCAAATGCGGTCATCACAGGATGCACGTACTGGAGACACGGGAGAAGGGGCCGGGCATCCTTCGCCGTCGCTCATGTCCCAAATGCGGAGCGAGGCTCACAACACGGGAGACTCCACTGTGCGCCGTTCCTGTCACGCAAACGGAGCTGACGCGATGAAAGTCAGCCGCAGGGGATTGCTTGGCCTATTCGGCGGTGCGGCGGCAGCGGGGCCAAAGCTTGCAAAGGGTATTGCGGAAGCGGGCATCGCGAAAGCAGCAACTGGTTCAAGAGGCAGTGGATCTCTCAAGCCGGCATCCTGGCAAAGTGAATGGCGAAGTGTAAGCAGTGAAGAATTGCGCGAATCTCGCATCAAGGAACTTGAGAAATTCCTATTGGGAAAGGGCAGGGATTCAATGCGCAGGCGCGCAATGGATCGGATGCGCCACCTTGATGATTTAGAGCGCCTTCGCCTCGACAGCCTTCGTTCTGTTTCGCCCGGCCAGAAAATGCGCATCCTCATTGACGGGATGGCAGATCGTGACGAGCGCGCCCGAATAGCCGGGGCTGAGTTCGAGCTCGCCGATCTTCTCAACCCATTGAAGGGCATTTGACACGATGACGAAGCTACACGAAGTGGACGCCGTCTGGAACTACGAGGCGATCTTCAAGGAAGAGATGGATGCAACTCAGGAACATTATGCTGGGCGTCCCGAGGCTGAGCTTTTAGCCGTTATCGCGGCTCTGAGGACACAGTTGTATCCGCTCTGTGTAGCTCTGTGCCCAGTGCTGGAAAAGTCGTGGCGGGGAACAAGTGCTTCGAGCAAGCTTTTCCCAATGCGTCCGCAAAACGACGAACACAAATTCCTGATTTTTAACCCGGAAACGAATTCTCACGACGAAGTATCGCTGACAGAAGCGGAACTGTCTGGCTCAGACTACTACACTGAGGACAGCTTGCTAATTGAAGACGGAGAAAACCTTTCCGATCGGTTCGAGCTGCTTTCTTTCCATCAGCAGGCTCCGGGCGCTTACGTCGGTAACGGAAGCCTCACGGTGGGGGATGTTAGACTTCTGAGCGCTGTATTTTTGGCCCGCGGCTCTGAAGCCAGCGTTTTCGACGCCATTCTCACAGAGGAAAAGCTATGAGCGATTACACAGGCATAATCTGGGAATGGATTGAAGAATGGTCCCAGCTCGTCAAGAACCACAACTGGTACACGTTTCATCCAATGATGATCGAGTTTGAAGATGACCGGCACATGGGCGGCGTCGAAGCCACTATCATCGTGATGGGTCTCGGGTTCCGCGTCAGGTGGAATTACGCCGAAACGGATGACCTTCACGAGATCAAAAGGCAGGCTGCTTTCGTAATCCGTGATCTCGAATTGCAAGATAGGGCAGCGACATCACCCGAGACATCGGAGAGCAAGCCATGAGCGCCAAAGTTTCATCCGGAAGGCTATGGGTATCTGCCGCGTCTGAAATCCTCAAGGGCCTCTCTGAGTTCGACAAGACGCATCCTGGCATTCTCGCACCTAATGCATACGCCATGGTGCTCGAAACACTGCGGATAAAGGAGGAAAAGCAATGAGCGACGGCAAAATCCCCGCGGACATTGATCAGATCGCTACACGGATAGCCTCACGTTTTCTTGGCGAGAACGTGTCGTGTGAAGCGATCTATCGGGATGTTTCGGAGGCGATTCTAGCTGAACGGTCCGCGCAGGAAGCGGCCTTGCGAGAGGCGTCAAGGGAGGCAGTTTTGAACTTTAAATCGAAACTGCGCATAGCCTTTCGCCGTGCATTGTCAGACCTTCCTGAGATTGCCCCAGCCGCAATCCAGTCGGTTTTGGCTGGCGTTCACATGCATGACGCGTTCTTTCAGGAAGGTAAGCGGCTTCAAATGGAGTATGGAGTAGATGTCGTAGCCCCGCGTGTCGAACAGGAGTGCGGCGCGGGTGCTTGGTCATTCATGCGCGCTGGCGTACTCGCATCCACTCGTCCCGTCAAAGATGAGGAATCCCGCGCCGCCCTAGCAGAGCCAAAAAAGAAAACCGCCAGCGATCCAGCCAAAGGAGACGCGTGATGCGCCCGCACGAAACACGTAATGACACAGAAGATCGAACCCGGCGCCGCGTCGCGACACTCGAAGCGGAGAACACCCACCTGCGTGCCCGCGTCGCCGAGCTTGAGAAGGCGTTGGCTGAGATCATCCAGCACCCAATTGCAACGCCAATTATCGGGCGCAAAGGCATCCCTGGATGGCCTTCCTGCCAAGACATAGCCCGCGCCGCTCTAGCCGGCACAGAGGACGAAAAGAAAACCGCCACCTGATCACTCAAGCAGCGGTCCAAGTCGTATGCAACCAAGCCCAACATAGCAGAAACCGGGCGATTAAACAAACCGACGAGGACCGAGTGAACAGCTTTTCCTTCAGATACCGGCGCAACGGGATGCGCTACCAAGGCGAGTACAGGCTGGCGCATTGGGCCGGCTTCAAGGCTGTCATGTCGGAGACTGGCGAGCCGATCATGTTCACCGATCCCTACGAGGCCAAGATAGCAGCGGCGCAAGAGCTTGTCAGTGCGCTCAATGGCAACTCTGCCTTCTGGCGCGGCGGACATAACAACGATGCCAGACAGGCGGCGGAACAGCTCTTTGCGAGGGACATCAATGGCTAAGGTCAAACTGAAGAAACCAGAGACGCCGCGCCATCAAGGCCCTGACATCGCAATGGTGAAGAAGGAAAACCCGCTTTGGTCCAAGGATCATGACGGGGCGAAATCCAACGTCCGCTTCGTCATGATGCCGGTCAACACGCGAGAGAGCGCCATCACGGCCCTTGCGGCACGCCGTGCGATAGACGAGGCACAGGAAAAGGCAGCGGAACGGTTCAGGCGCGCATGGGAAGCTCTTGGGGGCTCCGGTGCAAAGGCAATGGACTACACCAGGGAACCAGTTGACGGCGGTGTATCGGTCGAGCCCATCACTGTCAGGCAGCTATCGGCGGGCCATGATCTGAAGGAAGCCCAGAAGGCTTTGAAGGAAGCCCACGGAGACTATGCCTATCGCCTCGTCGGCTATGTGTGCGGCGAAGGCCGGTCGATCCACGAACTGACGGAAACGCGACGCCAGCGCGATACGATGACCGATCTATTGCGGATGTATCTCGACGTTCTGGCGGGCCTGTGGAACTATGCGGGGAAAGGATCGGTTCGGCAACGAAACGACTTGACACATGCGCGCGGGAAACCGATAAGAGAGTAAGTAGGCGCTTTGCGCCGCAACCTCATGCTTTTCTTGCCACATATCTATTGGAAATCGGAGTTCGCCACCTTCAATCGGGTGTGTCTCTCCGGGGTTTTCGATCAAATGCACCCATAGAACCCGCCACGCCTCTCCACGATGCGCACCCGGCGGGTCACTCATGCGAGGCGGCGTCCGCTCTTAATGGCATTGCGCCCAGCGGGTGAAAGCGCGCCTCGCATCAATAACCCTGCATCTCCACGATGTGCGCTGTAAGCCTCGGATGTCAGACGCCCGAGGGGGTCGCCAATTCTAGCCAGAACTGAATGCGGTAATGGGTATCCGCCAAAGAACCTTTCAGCAGGGCGCGGACTAAGTCGCACGTAGCAGCCAGCTAGATCATCTCCCTTCAGGAGCCCATCATGATCAACATGCCTCTCTCCCATCCATCAGGTGTATCAGGAAAGGTCGAAGCCGTTTCCGTACATCCAGACGGCACGGCAATCGCGCGGATCAAGGATCAGTGGTTCCCGGTGAATGAGCTGAAGCCGAATGCGTGAGTACATCATTCAGCGCAAAAGCTCTGATGGCGAATGGGGACCAGATGCCGAGGATTACCTCGCTCGCACGGTCTACGAGTCAGAAGAACTGATTGACATCGGTGTGCTGGATTCGTCCGGCAACAAGGTCATGGCGCGCAAGCGAATGGACCCGATCGGGTTTGTGCGCCGTCCATGAGCCATCACTGTCTCTCTGCAAGCGTTCCGCAGCACATATATGGCTACGTCGCCAGTGAAATACTGCACGGTCTGGACCCGTCTTTCATAGGCCAGTTCGAGCCATGCGTGATCATTGGCATCACGTCGGTTCCATCCAGGGCTCTCATGTTCGAGATCATGACGGAGAAGGGCGCCAAGTGGGCGCGCATTCCAATCCACATGCTGTTCTGGGAAAAGCCGGCGGACAATGCACCGCGTCACGAGCTTCCGGATCTTCAGTGCTGGGATTGCCACGGCTGGGACTTCGCCACGGTTGAATTCGAATACCTTCGCGAAATGGGATGCGAATACCGCACACCGGATGGCGTGACGATTCAGGGCCATTACTGGTTCACGCTCGACCACACCGACAACGGCTACAGCCAGTATCCGCCAGAACACAAGAACTACAATTTAATCAAGCTTGAAGACGGATCGGGCCAGATCGCGGCCATGCCGAACAACCGCATCCTGTGGCATGACGACAGCTTCGTCTCACGTCCCGCTGACTGGAAATCGGATTACAAGACCATGGCTCCTGTCACATGGCACGCCGAAGAAGGCCGCAGAAACCCGCAGGAAACGGCAATGACGCGGGATGTGGAGTAGCGCATGAGCGGGCGCACAACATTCACGCAGGAAATGGCTGACGCAATCTGCGAGCTCATAGCGGACGGCAGGAGTCTCCGAGAAATCTGCCGGCGCGATGACATGCCGTCAACGTCAACGGTATGTAAATGGTTGGCCGAACAGCAGCTATTCTCGGAACAATACGCGCGAGCAAGAGAAGCGCAGGCCGACACATTGTTCGATGATGTCCTTGCGATCGCGGATCAATACGATACGGGGGCTGACAAGGAAGACCCTGACACGATCCAGCGCGCCAGATTGCGCATCGACGCGCGCAAATGGATGGCGGGAAAGCTTCAGCCGAAGAAATACGGCGACAAGTTCGTTGGAGAACTGGACGTTCGGCACAGCTTCTCTGAATTGTCCGATGAGGAATTGGACAAGGAAATCCTCGGGACGGGTGGAATACCGGGCGTTTAGGCCGGAAACGCAGCCTTCAGAATATCATTGATACGCGCCTGCCATCCCGGTCCTGTCGCCCTGGCTCTTTCCACCACGTCCGGGTCAAGCCGGATCGAAACGACGATCTTGCCGGATGGTTTGCGGCCTGCTCCGCTTTTGGGCTTTGGAGCTTGATCAGCCGGCCTTCTCCGTTCCGGCGCGGCCTTGGCAGCATTCTGTTTGATCTGGATTGCCACGGCGCATCTCCTTCAATTTCGTATTTCATATTACATCGTAATACGAAATTCAAACCGGTGTAATACGAAATTCAAATCAGGATGAAGCGCGATGCTCGCCATCACGCCGGAAACTCTGGCAAGGCTGTCCCGACCGGAAAAGGAAAAGCTTGCACTCCTTCTGGCTGAAAAGCAGAAGCGGTTTGCGCAGCGGCAGTTCTATCGCCTGTTCCCGGATGAGGACACGACCCAGCCGGACGGGTCAATGATCTACTCGCGGCACAAATACGCGAGACACATGGAGTTCTTCGAGGCTGGCGCGTCGTACCGTGAGCGCTGCCTAATGGCGGCGAATCGCGTGGGAAAAACTTACGGTGGCGGGGCCTACGAGACGACATGCCATCTGACCGGGCTTTATCCCGACTGGTGGAATGGAAAGCGGTTCAAGACGCCTGTCCGGTGGTGGGCAGCGGGCAAGACCAACGAGACCACGCGCGACATCGTTCAAAGCGCCCTGTTGGGTGACATAAGCTATAACGGGTCACGCAAGGCTGTCACGGGCACCGGGATTGTTCCCGGCGCTCTGATCGGTTCGATAACTTGGAAGCAGGGCGTGCAGGATCTGGTCGATACGATCAAGGTCAAGCACGTATCGGGCAAGCTGGTCCACTCTGGGGCTGAAATCCTACCAGCAGGGGCGCGGCGCGTTTGAAGGAACGGCGCAGCATGTGATATGGGACGATGAGGAGCCTCCTATGGACGTGTATGGCGAGCAGATGATCCGCACCGCGACGACGAAGGGCATTATGATGGTGACATTCACGCCCTTGGCTGGCCTTTCGGACGTGGTGCAGCAATTCCTGCCGGGCGAGGATGACGCATAATGGCGCTTGGCTCGATAGAGGACTGGAGGTTCACCACAAGCGACACCACGCCCATGCGCGTGAACAAGCTGGAGGCGGCGCGCGCTGCAATCCTGTCGCTGCTGTCCGTCAATGAGGGCGGCCTGAAGGGGCGGCTGTCGGACGTCCTGCAAAACCCCGGCTTCTGGTTGCCGGAGAATGTCCCGGCCTTGACCCAGGGCAGCCTTGTCCCCGTCGAGGGTGAGGGCGAGGTATTGCAAACGCAGGGCGCGATAGCGCTCGCCCCGCACGCTTGGGAGAAGGTCGAGGGCGGGCGATACTATGAAGGCTTCTGGCGCTTTCGCGTGGTCAAGAACGATCCCCTTGGCGAGGCGGTTGCCCCGGAAACGGGCTTCTTCATCTACGATGCTTATGGCAGCTATCTTGGCGCGCACGCCACGACGATGCGCGCGACTGTCACCGTAGCGTCTGGCTGGCAGGATTATTTCGACACCACAACCGGCGCGGCCATAAAGACCGAATACCCGGCCGCCGCATATGTCCGCCCTGCGCTCATGCGCGGCGACGAGGGCGTGGCGATCAGTCAGGTTTCGAGGTTCCGCATAACCGACGTCACAGACATCACGCTCTTGGCGAACGATGTGACGCTTCGCTTTATCGAAGAGCGGAACCTGTGGCAGGACGCCGACACTGCGATCTACACCGAAATATCCGGCATCGAGCTTTCCATGGGCGACGCCATCGCTTCGATAACCGAGGAAATAGGGCTTCTGGTTTCCGCAGACGAAGCCATGGCGCTCCAAATTATCACGATCAGCGCAGAAATTGACGATGCCCAGGCGTCGATCACGACAACATCGGAGGCGCTTGCGACGCTTGACGACGCATTCGCAGCCTACACATTGGAAGTGGACGCAAGTATAGGCGCCATTGAAAGCACTGTGAGCATCCATGCCAGCGCCCTAACGACACTGGAGGGGTATGCAGAGGCGCGCCTTGAACTTGTCGCTGTGACTGGCGGCGGCAGGGCGCAATTAACGCTTCACGCAGACGCCAACGGCGGCGGCGGGGTTGATATAGTCGGCGATGTGAGCATTGATGGCGACCTTCTTGTTACAGGCTCCATCAATGGCTCAGACAAGATACAGCCGGAAACGGTGACGACGGGGACTATTGCGCCCAACGCAATGTCGTCATTTTCGTCTTATTCATATAATTACGGAGGCTTCAACCTCGACTGGATGGGTGGCGCAAACGATGTGTGGACACCGCTTTACAATGGGTCCGTGTATGCGCAAGTGTCCGTTTACGTTCCTGACATAGATGGCACAACAGTCATCATAGACGCATCATCTGTGCTTGGTCGCGGTGGATCAGACAGTGATCAGGTGTATTTTAGAATAAGAAGGACGAATGATAACAAGATATTAAGCCCTGTTCCGCGATGCACCGTTGGAACTTCTGGAGATTTGGATAACCATTTCTTCAAATTCTTTGATGATGATCCGATACAAAATGCTACGAATACATATATTTATGAGCTAAATTCAGAGGATAAAAGAACCCCTGTTCATTACGTTCTTGTGTTTGCTCAAATTTTCAAGAGGTAGCAATGGCAACCATGACGCTTTATGCTCATCGCGGCGATACAGGCGGTATTCGTTGAAGAAGCCGGGCAGCGTCGAGAACACGCGGATGCGACCTACCGACAAATCCATCCAGCATTCATGGATACCGGCCTCTACGGCGTTGATGGCATTCGTGAGTTTTAGGCCGCACCCCTCATAGCTCACCTTTAGGGCTTCGCCGTCCTTCTGGTTGCTCTGGTTTGCAGCAGGGTCAATGATCCCAGGTATCCATTCTCCGCGCGCCTTGAATGCTTCTGCATGTATCTGGGGGAGGTCATGGCCCGCCTTGTATTCCGAATATATGTAGAGCGTCGACGTGTCACGATCCCATGCGCCCCATAGCCCAGCCGTCCAATTCCAGCCAACATCCATCGCATAGGCGCGCGGCCAGTATGACGGGATCGGGAACGGATCGCACTTAACCCGGCGTTCTTCGATGGGATAGATCGCACCCGCGCCAAGCGACGGCTTGCCCAGCGAGCGAGCCTCGTGCAGCCATGGCGGAGTTTCGGCGAGAAGCTCCGCTTGGGTTGCCTCATCTAAATGAGGGACGTCCCGCCAGCCCGCCGTTATCAGCGCGCGCGACGCCTTCGGATGGACGTATGACGACGCATTGTCGAAATAGTCGAAAGCGTCGCTCATCAGGAAGCCGCTTGCGCGCCCTTCTCCGCGATGTTGACGGTCGCAGAAAAGGCATTGAGGAAAACGCCAAGCATACGGTCGAACGGACTGCCGGGAACGGTGCGTTGCCGTGCGGCTTCAACGGCGGCCTTGAATTTAATACCATCCCCCCCCGCCATAAATGAGCGAAGCTCGGCCATGGCTGCCGCCTGATCTTCTGCCATGGCGGCCATCAATTCCGCGACTTGCTCACGCTGCGTTTGCATTGCCTATTCCTTTTCCACCACATTAAGTTAAACTGTCTGTGATACGGGCAGGGGCGGCTTCCTGCGTCTCAGGATAACCTAACTTTTAAATTTCTGCTGCAATTC